CTACCTATTAAATTAATTTTGCAAAAAAGGAGTTCAAATTGAACGCAAATGAAATATCAAAGGTTGGTTATAATCCTCTACCAACTACAATAGATAACATTACAGAGGATAACCTAAGAAAGTTGATTGGTCAATCTGGTGATGTATCATCTGGCGGTGGATTACCTAGATTAAGCATCAATCACTCTACTGAAGATGATGATGGAAATTCTATTCCTAGAGGATTTTTTATGATAAGGGATTCTAGTGGAAAGTCTATTTTTGCACCTAAAGTTACATATAGACCTTTTGTTCGTACCTTTATGTATTCTGTATGGGATAATGACAGCAATCAATTCGGTAGTCAAACTATTCAATCCCGTGGTATGAATGATTTGTTTTATGATACTAATGGTGGATTGAAATGTGGTAAACTTGCCCCCGATAAGTTAAGAACACTAGATGAGCATTCTCCCGAGGCGGTACTCCAAAAGGGCATTAAATGTGTCCAAGTACTATATGGACTAGTGACCATAAATGCGGGGCAAGATGCCATGGGTAAACCGGCATCTGTTAAAGACCAAGAATCTATTTGGTATGTAAGAGGGTCAAGTTTCATTCGTATTTCTGATTGGGTGAAAACTTTAGAGGCACAAAGAAAACTTATGCCTACGGCAATTGCTGAATTAACAACTGTCAAGGGTAAAAGAGGTGGCAACATATATTATGGTGCTAGTGCTAAGACAATTAAATTTGGCAAATTCACTAAAGATGACCAAGACTTGCTGTTACGATTTTTCGGTTCAGTTAATTCTTTTAATAATGGTATTATGGAAGCCTATAGAACCAATAAAAAATTAAAAGAAGATGCAAACGATAATATTTTAGAAGCAAGGTTGGGTAATGGAACCAATTCTTGATTTAGTTAAGAGTTATCTAACTGACGCAAGTAAGGGCGAGGCTGAAATCTCGCCTAAACTTGTTCGTGAATTTAAAAAAGCTTGTGGTGATGCTTTAAAGAAACAATTTAGTCCCAATAAAAAGAAATGGCGAATGCGTATGTCTGGATTGGGCAAACCACTTTGTCAACAGCAACTCGATAAAAAAGAACTTCCCAGAGATTTAGAATATAATGCTGTAATGAGGTTTCTTATGGGTGACCTTGTTGAAGCAGCAGCCATATTTATTATGAAAGCATCTGGTGTTAATGTAGAACACACACAGAAGAAGGTATCTGCAAAGATTGGTGGGAAGAATATTAAAGGAACATTAGATACAAAGATTAATGGTAAAGTGTGGGATATTAAATCTGCAAGTCCCTATGCATTTACAAATAAATTTGGAAATTATGGTGGATACAGTAAAATAAAGGAAGACGACCCATTTGGTTATTTAGTACAAGGATATAGTTATTCCGAGGCAGATGGTTCGCCATTCGGTGGTTGGATTGCTGTAAATAAGTCAACAGGTGAATGGGCAATATGTGAAGCACCACAAGAACAGGAGGAAGAAAAGAATGAGACACTACAGAAAGCTAGTGATAATGTTAAAGCGTTGGTTGAGGATAAACCATTTAAAAAGTTATTTGAACCAAAGGATGAAAAGATAAAGATTAAGGGTGAAGATATATTTACAAAGAATAAGCTAATGCCGATGGAATGTAGTTTTTGTAGCTACAAATATCATTGTTGGCCTAATGCTGAACTGCGTAAGAAGGTAGCTACAAGGGCACAGAACAGACCTATGGTGTGGTATACCAAGTTAGTTCAGAAAGATTTGGAAAATTGCCTATAATATTTCAGTTAAATATCGCAGATACCGATATTGAGTCAAATCGTGATGTTTTTTACATTCAAGAGCATACAAAAGACCAAAATGCTCATAATGTGCTGTTTTTACACACTAGAGACCCTTTTCGTGTTCTGTGGGGTGACAGTACCTATGAAGCCAATAAACTGTCTCTAGACGAGGATATGGGACAAATTAAAAATTTATTAAACCGAAATGCTATTGTAATTGCTGATATTCATGGATATACAGAAGAATTGCGAAAAACATCACCACAGACAGCAGCATATTTGGATGTAAGGTTAGAAGAGCTATATGAGATATATAAACCAAAAAATATTGTTAAATGAAACTGAGTCATGGCTTTAGAAGTCGATTTGAATTTGAGTTTGCACAGTATCTGGCAAAGAATAAAATTAAATATGAATATGAAAAAGATAAGTTTAGGTACATTGTACCGATTAAATCCTATACTCCCGATTTTTATTTGAAGGATTATGGATTTTATCTGGAATTGAAAGGAAATTTAGATGTCACCGATAGAGTTAAGCATTTACTTGTTAAAGAGCAAAATCCGACTTTGGATGTTCGATTTATCTTCCCAAATTCAAAGAAGAAGATATATAAAGGCAGTAAAACTACTTATGCCGCTTGGTGTAACCGTCATGATTTTTTGTATGCTGATAATAGGATACCTAGTATATGGCTAAAATGATATCGAGAATGTATGCTCTGTTTAGAGGCATAGTGAGTTGGAAATATTTAGGGAAAGAATGGTTAAAAAAGAAGAAATAATACTACCCAAAAATAAGATGTATGTTATAATGTCACCTATTGGTGAAGACCAATTTAACATTATATGTGTTGATAAAATGGAAAAACCCATTAATGAATTATATTACATGATGAGGGGTTTGTGTGAAATGTCTATAAAACATCAAGAGGATTTAATTGAAGTTGGTAAAGAGGTAATGCTACAGGAAAAATTAAAAACAACAAAACTAGAATTAAAAAGCAATGTTATTCCGTTCAGACCAAGGAGGGGAAATGGTAAAAAACACTAAATTTGACTTGGATTTACAGTATGGACAATTACGGGAACAGCAAGTTCACGATATGTTTCATAATAAAAAGATTGAAGTTAAGACTGAAAGAGATTGGTGGAAGAAAACAGGTAATATTGCTATAGAATATGAATGCAATGGAAAGCCTAGTGGCATTGATAAAACAGAATCTGATTTTTGGATTCATATTTTATCAAATGGAACAGGTAATTACTGTAAATTAGTTTTTGATGTTCCTATGTTAAGACGCATCGTGGAAAAATATAAACCAACACACAGTAGAATGATAGGTGACAGAGGGGTTTCCAATTGTGTATTAATACCATTGGAAGAGTTATTTATGAAGGAAAATGTTGAATTATGATAACTAGTCTAGTTAAGGATGAAAATTAAAAAAAAATGTGGGGCAAATGAAAACACATCAATTTTTAAATAGGGCAAGTGTTCTTGTAGGAGGGCAGAGGCATAAGGATTATGGGGATAAAACTGACAATCATAAAAACATTGCAAAACTATGGTCTGCATATTTGAATGTTAAAATTACAGCACATGACGTGGCAATTATGATGTGCCTTCTAAAAATAGCACGAACAAAACTTGGTGATGTTAGTGAAGATACATATATTGACATGGCTGCGTATGGGGCGATAGCCGGTGAGATTAAATTTAAGGAGGAACATGAAAAAAATAACAAATGAGCAGTTAAATGTTTTACTGAAATATTTGAGTAGCAAACCTTATGTTGAGGTATATAATTTAATACAATTATTAGGAAGTTTGCCAGAGATAGAGAGTAAAAATGGTGGACAAAAAGATACCAAACAAAAATGAGGCAATTCTACAACTACTATATTTTGGAATTGATAAATCAGGTAATTTCTTTTCAGAAAAATGGACATGCCCACCACAAGAGTTTCGTAAACACATGGATAAGTGGAACGAAAATTACGTAGATACAATTAGGTATGAAAATTTAATTAAATATATTGATAATCTTTTTGAAAAAGATATAAAGGATGTTAGAGGATATATGACATGACAAAAACAATTACAAATATAATACAAAATGATTCTGGGGGTACTAATCCAGACACCCATGCACATGAGGATAAGGTATGGGAATTACAGTTTGAAGATGAAGATTCTGCTGTTCTAACAAAGGGTAAGATGTTAGAGTATCTAACAAAAGGAACTGTTCCTGTAAAGACAGTACATTCCTTTAAGAAGTGGGATATTACAACAACAGCCGGACATACAATTAGAACATGGGTTGTTGTGTATGATGACAAATCGCATGTACAATTAACAAATAAAGATTTTTATTCTTTACTGACACATGGTCATACTGCTATAAATGGGGAAGTAACTACTGAAATTGTTGAAGGTGGTAGAGGAGCAATATCATCTGCTATTGCACAAGCTCAACGAGAAGCAGGAACTACTCCAATACAAAAAACAATAACAACACCAGAAGAACAGCTTGAATTAGCAGAGTTTAGAGAAGATGCAATGAGAGATAATTATTCTCCTGTATTTGGTAAAAAAGAAGAAGCAAGTATTGAAGAATAAAAAAAAGCCCCAGTTAAACTAGGGCTTTCTTATAGGTATGGAGTACCTGTTAATTTGCTAGTGGATTGTTAGCTTTAAGTTTTATTTCCTCTATCATAGCATCTTGTACTTGATTTTCCTTTTGTACAATTGCCACTGCTTTTTCTAGTTCTTGCAATGATTTAAGTAATGGTTTTAAATTTATCTCTTTAGGTATATCTAAGGCTGCTAATTCTTCCCTTACCTTTGCAATCTCTGCATAAACATTTGTTAAATCTGTAGGTTTAATTTTAGTTTCAACTTCATTTATTTTTTCATAGACAGAAGTTAAATTAACAGGTTTAATTTTGTCATCTACCTTTTTAATTCTATCTATTAAATCTATCTTAGTTTCATTTAAATTATTATTTGTTTCCTTTAATCCATCTTTAAGTGGAGTTAAATTAATTCGAGGTTTCTTTTCTATTGCTGAAAGTCTTGTATTAAACTCGCCCCATGCATAAAATCCCCCACCAATTGCTGACACAACACCAATAAGTGCTGCATAGGTACTAAGTTTATCAATAATTTTCATTTCGTAATGCCTCCAGTTCTAATTGTAATCGTTTAGTTGTTTCCTGTGCTTTATACAACTGTACTCTATGTATTTCCACAGGGTCATTTTGTGTGTAACTTGCAAGAGTTACTTCACCATAAATATCTCTGTCATAAATTCCTAAATCTATTTGATTAAATAAATCCATATTAGAATCTGTATAAATATCTTTTGATTTATAAAATTGTATTTTTTTATAAACATTTAATGCAGTATTATTCTTAAAAAATATATCCTCTTTTGATAAGTTTTGAGTATTAGCTTTGGTT